ATTTAACCAAGGCGGTTATACCCGGCAAGTTGTGTACGGTGCCAAGCCATACCAACTAATGGTCGTACAACAAAAGAGCTTTGCTGGCGCTATTTATGACCACGTGGGCATTGGCATTAGCGGTATACGCAATTCCAATTTTATTGGCAGCCTTAACTCTAAAGCCTCTATTGGTACTGCACCGCGTGTTACTAACAGAGCTGTAGAAAACAACCGCGAAGAGGTAACCGCCGAGCTACTTAGCATTGTGGGTAAAGTTATGGAACAAACAAACCGTAATTTGGTGGTGACCCGTGGCAATTAACATTCCGATTTTAACAAGTTTTAGCGGCAAGGGTGTAGCCGACGCTCAACGCGAATTTAAAAGCCTGACTACCACAACCCAAAAAGCGGGCTTTATTTTGCAGCGCGCATTGCTGCCAGCTGCCGCCGCTATCGGCACCATAACCCAAGTTATTGCCCCGGCTATTAAAGCCGCCTCGGATTTTGAAGAGGCAACCAGCAAGGTAAACGTAATTTTTGGGCGGGCGTCCAAGAGCGTTAAAGACTTTGCCAATACGGCCGCTCGAGAGCTTGGCCAGTCTAAACAATCGGTGCTTGACGCTGCCGGTGCTTTCGGCACGTTCGGTAAAGCTGCCGGGTTGGCTGGCGAGGATTTAAGCACGTTTACAACCGACTTTATAGCGCTGTCTACTGACCTAGCCTCGTTTAACAACACAACGCCCGAGGAAGCCGTACAGGCCATTGGCGCGGCCCTACGTGGCGAAGCCGAGCCATTACGCCGTTTTGGTGTATTGCTAAACGACGCAACCCTAAAAGCCGAGGCAATGGAATTAGGCATATACAAGGGCAGCGGTGCGTTAACAGCACAACAAAAGATTTTGGCAGCACAATCCGCTATCTACAAACAGACAGGCGACGCCCAAGGCGACTTTGCTAGGACAGCCGACGGCCTCGCTAACAAGCAACGCACCCTAAGCGCATTGTTTAAAAACTTTCAAATACAACTAGGCCAACAACTACTACCAGCGGCAACCGATTTTGCTAATGGCCTCGTAAAAATTAACGACGCGTTTAGCAATATGCCAACCCCGGCAACTAACGCCACAATAAAGGTTGGCAAATTTGGCAAGTTAATTGGCGAGCTCATTAACCCCATTTCGTTGTTTGTTAACGGTTTGCAGGCTATTGGCTCGGGCTATTTTGACGCCGAGCAAGAAACGGGCGCTTACAACAAGGCGCTTGGTTTGTCGGCTCAACAGCAAATGCGCGTAGCGGACGCTGCCGGTGTATTTAATTCTAAATTCAAAGAAACAAAAGACAACGTGGGCGGCGCTAAAAAAGAGGTGGAGAGTTTTGCCGAGGCGCTTAAAGAAAAACTTAGCGAGGCAGTAGATACAGCTAAGGATAAGTTGGCCGAGGCGCAAGGCGAATTTAACGATTTTGCCACCAAGGTAAGCGACGCCGTTAAGGGCGCCCTAGATTTTAACGCCGCGCTTGAGGCTGGCGACTACGGTTTTAAAGGCTTTATAGACGCCCTACGTGACCAAGTTAAAGGCGTTGTCGAGTATTCCGTAAACCTCGGCAAAGCCCTAGAAATGGGTTTAAGCCAAGACGCATTAGGTTACGTGCTAGACGCTGGCAACGTTGCTGGCGCCGAGATAGCCCTAGAGCTTGTAAAGGGCGGGCAAACCGCTATAGACGAAACTAACGCGCTTGTAGAGGCCGCACAACGGGCAGCCGACAAAGTAGGCATACAAGCCGCCAACAATTGGTACAAGACAGGCGTAGACCAAGCCCAATTTATTGTTAACGGCCTCGAGGCAGAGCTAACCAAATTAACGCCAAAACTTATGGCCAAAATGGACGAGATAGCCGCAAAGCTCAAGCGCTCGGTAAACATTGACGTAGTAGTAACCGAGCGGGTTAACCGTATTGGTTCCACTATTAGCAGCTCAATACCTAAAATGGCGGACGGCGGCATAGTGACCGGGCCAACGCTTGCCATGATTGGCGAAGCAGGCCCCGAGGCTGTAATACCACTATCACAAATGGGCAACATGGGCGGTAGCGGCGTAACAATTAACGTGGCTGGCGGGTTGTCTACCAGCGCCGAAATAGGGCAAAGCGTTGTTAACGCGTTGCGGGCGTATTCGCGTACCGCTGGCCCGCTACAACTAAACGTGGCATAACATGGCTGTTGCTGTAGTCCAATCGGGCAATTATGACTTACAGATAGCGACAGGCTTTCAAGTTAACGCGTTTACACTCGACGACGCGACGCGCGGGGTGCTTAATAATACCGAGTACGTGTTAGACGGTTTAGGCGAATTTGCAAGCGTTTTAGACGGCGCGCTAAATGTCAACGTACGACGTGGACGACGCGACCAAGGCGACACGTTCGGCGCTGGCACCATGACCTTTACGCTCGACGACACGCTAGCTAATGGCGTTTTTAATCCGTTCAATTTTGACAGCCCGTTTTATGACACGGCACAAGCCTTACCCGGATTAGCCCCAATGCGAGAGGTACGCCTATTGCGTTACGACACTCTTGGCAACCCCGAATACATTTTTAACGGATTTGTCGTCAATTATGATTACAATTTTGCGCTCGGCGGTACCGATACGGTAGAGGTTTATTGTGCCGACCAATTCTATTTGCTTAGTCAAACCGTTTTAGACGAGCTCAACGTAACCGCCGAAACCTCGGGCGAGCGCATAGAAACCGTGCTTAACTTGCCCGAGGTAGCGTTTCCAATAGCGGCCCGAAACATTGCTACAGGCACCGTAAACCTTGGCCACGACAGCGCATATACCGTGCCAGCCGGTACCAACGTACTTAGCTACCTAACCCAAATAAACGACACAGCCGAATTTGGGCGGCTTTTCATGTCTCGAGCAGGCGTCCTAACTTTCCAAAACCGTATCGGCAACACGCTGGCGAGCAGCTCGGCAGACTTCCACGACGACGGCGCACCCGGCACCCTTAAATTTACGGGCGTAGGCATATCGTTTGAAGCCGACCAAGTGATAAACCGCGCCGTAGTTACAGGCTTAGACGACAAAACCGCTACCGCTATAGACGCTGGCAGCATTGCCACGTACTTTATACAAACCACCAACATTGGCAACAGCCTTTTACATGAGCAAACAGCCATAGACGCCGCCGCCGACTATCTTTTAAACGGCCAGCCCGAGGCCCGCTACACGTCCGTCGAAACGTCGTTTACCGTGCTAACAGCTGCACAACGCGACACGGTAGCAACCCTAGAAATTGGCGACACAATCACCATAGAAAAGACTTTTACCACGGGCCTAACTACAAGCCAGCTAGCCCAAGAGCTAGCCATAGAGGGCATAGAGCACCGCCTAAATTTTGCTACCGGGCATAGCGTCCTAATTAGTACCAGCCCTACGGTGATTGTGTACGAATTTATTTTGAACGACGCGATTTACGGAATTATTGGAATAACCGACCCTCAACCCGTTTTAGGATAAAGTAAACCTATGGGCGCTAACGCAACAACTTTTGTACCAGCATACGTAAGCGGTGAGGTTTTGACCGCTGCCGACTTGACCGTAACGAATAGCGGCATACCCGTTTTTGCGGATTCGACGGCGCGTGATAACAGTTTTGGTGGAACAGGCGAAAAGGTTTTAGCCGAGGGCCAGTATGCGTATTTGGAAAGCACTAACGCGACACAAGTTTATGATGGCGCTAATTGGGTTTCTGTAGGCACCGCGCCGGGGCTTGTGCTTGTTAGCGCGACTACGGTTGGCACAACGGTTGCCACCGTTACCGTTTCGGGTGCGTTTAGCAGCACTTACGACAACTACAGAATTACCTATACAGGCGGTGCGACTAGCGCTGCAACGCCAGATATTACAATGACTTTAGGTGCTACAAGTACTGCTTATTATTCGATTCGTTCGGGTTATCGTTACACAGCAGCAGCACTCGATTTTGTTGATGCAAACAACGGCGCAAGTTGGTTGGTTGCTGGCGGCGTATCAAATAAAATTACAATGAACATAGATGTTTTAGGCCCTAATCTTGCACAAGCAACTTTTTTTAATGGCACCTTTAACGCTTCGTCAGGTATTGCTATTACGGCTGGTCGGCAAGAAAGTGCCACGCAATTTACAGCGTTTACAATAGGGCCCGATAGCGGCACACTTACAGGCGGCACAATTCGAGTTTACGGATACGCAAACAGTTAGGGCATAACATGACATACGAAGAAGCAATTGCGCTTTATCCCCATGACGAAGTGCATGTACAAGTTGATGGTGTCGTTCGGCCTATGACCCCTGCCGAGTACGAAGCGTTTATACAAAAACAAGTTGATTATGTTCCGTCCGCTGGCTAAATATGCGGCCCTTGTTTTTATGGTTGCAGTCGTAGCGGCGGTATTAAATGGTTGCACCGTTTCTAAAACCAACACAACTTACCAATGCTTTACAAAGGCGGCGTGCGACAATGAAAACCCCTGAACAACAACACGCGGCACTAATAGTTTTTGTTGGCCGTTTGTTAGCGGTATGTTTTACTTTTACCGTATTTGCGTTTATCTACGGAGTGCTTTTTGTAGACCAACCTGAAAAACAGGCGCCTACAGACGCCCAGTTAATAGACCTGCTATCCACGTTGCTTGTTTTTCTTACTGGAACACTTAGCGGCCTTGTCGCGTCTAACGGCCTTAAAAGCAAACAAGAGCCGCCTAAATAATGGTTATTGCTAAAGCTAAGCCGGGTGTACTAGGCGCTCGAGATTACATAGGCAACGCCGACGGGGCCGCACCCGCCCCACGTGCCGGTATGGACGCATGGATTAAGTGCGCGATTAAGTACAGCAACAAAAGTTTATGGAATAACGGCAGCTGGGGCCAACGCGACATGAAAGGCAAACCCGGCAGCTTGTCAGTACATGCCACGGGCCGCGCCGTTGATTTGAGCTATCGCTACATGGCAGACAAAAACAAGGGTGTACCAACAGGCCGTAAAACGTCGTTGGAGTTTATTAACAAGGTTGTTGCCAACGCCAACGCGCTAGGCGTCCAAGCAATTTTGGATTACTTTCCTAAACCTTTTGGCCGTGGCTGGCGTTGTGACCGTCAAGCGTGGAGTAGTTACAGCAAACCCTCAATTAGTGGCGCACCCGGCGGCGATTGGTGGCACGTTGAGATAACGCCCGCCATGGCAGACAACCCGCAAGCCGTCGAAGCCGCGTTTTTATTGGTGTTTGGGGATAATCCACCAACCGCGTAGCACCCTGCACTACCGTTGGA